CATTAGATCCCAAATGCCTCCTTAATTTCATCTACTGTTAATCCTAAGTCTTGGAGTTTTTGTTTAGCAGATGCTTTGTTGTTTTCTTTAGATGTAATTAGATTTGCTTCATACTCATTAGCTTGTGTTTCTAGTGCGTCTAGTTGTTCTTGAGTAGGTTGTGGAGTATCTAAATTCCATTCTTTAATAAAAACACCACTTCCATTATCTTCTAACAAAACATCTTTTGTAAAATCTATTTCATTCCCTAAATGTACTACTATTTTATTTCTTAAATTTGCCATTATAATAATTTAAAACCCCCAAAAAACATTTTGCTAATACCACCGTCAATAGTCATATTTGAACCTTCACTATTGTAATAATAGACATCAAAGGTATCACCAGCACTTGCATCAACTAAGCCACTGACATGAACACCAGCATAAGCTCCACCATTTCCATTTTCTAAAGTTAATTTTTCTGAATTATTTTGTCTTATCTGAACATGATATCTTGCTGGTTGTTTGTTACTATTGTGAACACAAGCATACATTAAATATTTACCACCTTTTCCTGAAGGAACTGTAAATGTGTTTGTAGCGAAAGCGTTATCTGTATCAACAACTTCAGTGTTAAACACTACTTTTGTTTGTCCGCCTCCAGTTACAGTTTGACCTGAAGATGCGTACACATGAAAAGAAGGTGTATTAGTTCCACCTACAGTAGCACTACCACCTAAAGAAACAGCAGAACCATTTAAAGTAATAGATGAGTTAGCAAGTTTAGCGTTAGGTATAGAACCTAGTAATTTATTTTCATTAATAGAACCAGCTAACATATCATTTGTTACGGAAGATAATGCTGGTGCTACAGTTTCTACTGCTCTACCTAAGAACACTGCATACATAGTATCTGAACTAGTTATTGAAGAGGACAGTGTCAGCGTTGTGTTCGACACAGTATAGGCATCATTCGGATTCTGCCTCACATTGTTAATGAACAAAGCTAAATCTTGAGGATTTGTTACTGCATAACTTAGCGTATAGGTGTCAGTAGCAGATGTAGTAAAACTCTGTTTCTGTAGAGTTTGATATTTATCTGCTGGTGTATTTCCAATATAAGCCATTATGTACTAATTGCGTCTACAAATGATGTTAGTACGTCAGCAGCACTTGCTGTATCAGCATATGCCTTTAGTACATCACCAGTTTGTATGACAATTTTACTCCCAGAATCTATAAGTTCTAACGATCCACCTACAGGTATAGGTGCATCTTTAATAACAAAATAATCTGTACCACCAGAACTAACTAATACAGTTACACTAATAGAAGCTGTATGTTTATTAACACATCTAATAGATACTATTGCATCATCACTGTTAGATGTAACTAGTGTAGTTGGTGAACCAGAGTTATTTGATATTGAACTTGCAAAATTTCTTTCAAAGTCTTGTGCCATCTATTTCTCCTTTATAATGCGATAGACATAGCTGTCGCAAATCCTTTTGTTGCAAACCCACTTGTATCAACAGATTCAATGTTGTTCCAAGCAGATCCATCATAATATTTAAGTACATTACTTGTAGTATTAAAGTATAAATCACCAGCGTTCAAGGCATCTCCATCATTATCTAATGTAGGATCAGATGCTTTAGCTCCTAAATAAGTATCATCAAAATTATCAGCAGAAGCAGCAGCAGCGGCAGCACTAGCAGCAGCATTAGTCGCTGATGTAGCGGCTTCTGATGCCTTAGTTGTAGCTGTACTTGCTTGTGTAGTAGCTGTTGTAGCTGATGTAGCAGCCTCAGTAGCTTTTGTTGTAGCAGTTGTAGCATTAGTAGATGCAGTAGACGCTGAAGATGCAGCGTTTGTTTCACTAGTTGATGCAGCACTAGCACTATTTGCAGAAGCAGTAGCACTTGATGCAGAGGCAGTAGCACTGTTACTAGCGTTAGTAGCTTGTGTAGAAGCTGTAGTTGCACTCGTTGCAGCGTTAGTTTCAGCTGTTTCAGCATTTGTTTCAGCTGTTTCGGCAGCTGTTTTAGCTGTTTCTGCTGCTGTTTGAGCTGTCTGTGCGTCTGTTGCAGATGACGCAGAAGCTGTTGCACTATTAGCAGAAGCTGTTGCAGAAGCTGCTGCTGCTGTAGCACTGGCTAATGCAGCACTAGCTGAGCTAGTTGCTGATGCAGCGTCTACAATTAAATCATAATAAGAACTATTGGCATTACTAGATAATGACTCAGAACCACTAGAACTGTGGCTTGTATTAACAATATAAATGTTTCCATTACTAGTATCTTTAACTAAATCTCTTTGTACATAAGATGTACTTGCAGCCCAATCACCTCTAAAGTTACCTACTTCTTGAGAAAAGATTAATCCATTTCCAGTACTATTAACAGTTAATATTTTATTTGCAACTAATTCTGGGAATGTTAATCCAAATGCAGTAGATGTAGTAGCCTTAGCTTTTAAGGTAAAATTAAAATCTCTTTCATTTTGTTTTAAGTGATTCAATAGGAAATGTACCAGAGTTAGGAAAATCAGTACTTCTAGCAATAGGAAGATCTCTATAAATAGTATAAATATCATTTAGGGTTGCACCAGCACCTAAAGTAATAGATCCACCACCAGTTTCTCCAGCACCAGATACTGAATATTGTGATGCATCAGAAGGAGTTGCAGCTTTAGTTAAAGTTGTATCTACTCCACCAGCATTAGTATTAATTACTACTATATCATCATCATCAAAAAACTCGAAAGGAACAGAAAAAGTTGTTTGACCAGACGTTGCTGTGTATTGCACTCTAGGGCTGGTGTCTGATATTGTTATGCTCATTATCTAAGTATATCTTTCTCCAATTTATCAAAAATAGAATCAAGAAACCATACGTTTTGAAATGGTAAAAGTCTACGCACATTCCTTGCTGTGTGATGATTGTATTTTCCTGTACCCCAAGTCCAAGCAATATCAGCAATATTGGCTATTTGACTGGCTGTTGGTCCTAAGACATCAGGCACAGGATTATTAAAAAAATCTCTATAAGTTCCATATGGTTTTTTAGCGTTTAATAAAGGTCTAAAACCTACCTGATTATTGCTTAATCTTTCAATAGCATTATTTACATCTGAGTATACTCCACCTATGCCAGATCTGTCAAATGCGTCTACTATCTTTTGCCCAAAAGGTTTTTTACTATAATCTCTGTCAAATGCTCTTTGTCTAAAGGCATCTACAGCTGCACCAGCAGCTAATAATAACAATACACCTTGTAATTGATTCATGTCTTTTTCTTGTAATCCACGCATTAACATTCTTTGTGTTGATGCCATACCAAACTTTTTAAATTGAGCTATCATTCCACCTATTTCAGTATTAGCCCATAAAGGTACATCACCTTTACTTGGTGTTACAATGTCAATATTTACTTGTTTACCTATAGCATTATTATAGGCTTCTCTAGCAACATCATCTGTCCAATCTTCTGAATTAGCTACTCTTATATATTTAAAATCATCACCTAATTCACTCCATTTTGTTTTACCACCTTTACCAACACCATGTTGTTGATATTGTTTTAATATTCTTTTAGCCATAGCTTCATCTATGCCTAAGTTTAATAATCTAGCTTTATTTACTTTACTAATAGATCCTTTACCCCATGCTTCTATTCCTTCAAATATTCTTGTACCATTGTAAAAACTAGCTACTGATTTAACAGCAGTATTCCAAGGGTTAGAAAGGTTTAAGAATGTAAAATATAAATTGCCTACAGAGCTTAATCCTCTTTCAAATTTATTATAAACACCAAAAGCATCTCCAACATCATACATACTCATAGCACGAGAACTATTCCATAAATCCATAGCTTCTCCACCTAATTGAGCAGATCTTTTAGATTGATTAAATATTTGTTTACCCATTTTAGATGTATATATTTCCCATGATGTTCTAAATGTTTTACCAATACCATTAATCATTACTAATCTTGCACTATCAACTACTTGAGCAATACCAGTTAGCATTGACATTGAGTTATATAATTTACCTATTCTTATACCTCTACTAATAGATCTATTAGGATCATCAGCTAATCCATATGTTCCTCTAATTAAATGAATTGAGGCATCTAAGTCTTTTAAGATTTTTTCTCTTGTAGCTGCTAATTTATTTTTTTGAGCTATGGTTTGAGCTGCATCAATTAATTCATCATATTCTTCAGCTATTTGTTTAATACCAATAGTATACTTACCATCAGGTTTCCATTGTGTACCTAATCCTAAAGGATCACCAAATACTTTAGTTATTTCAATATCTGGAACAACTTGATTAAAGTATAACTTTTGTAATGTTTGTATATCTGTTTCAATATAA